TTACCGAAGGAACGCTATGAGAAGGGTGTAGTCGTGAGACTATGTACGAAATCGATTAGAAAACTGGAGGGCGAACCAATGTATTACAGAGGTATCAAACACACTCCACAAGATGTTGCGAAAGAACAAAAAGTTGTTTCTGCTGGCATCTACCGTGGAATAAGACATGATGCTATTGAGTCTGAAAGCAAAAAGACATCTACTACTGTTTATCCAAAATGGTACCGTGGTGTCAGACATGCATAAGGTCAAACATCAGAAACTAGGTAAAGTCGATGCATATATTGGAATTTTTATATTTTCAATTGTGTTGATTTTATTCTTGTATTAAAAAACAAGGGGGACTTCGTGTCCCCCTATGTTTTAAAATATCAATGATAGTAGTATAATACTACAAAGACATAATGAAGGTATCATGAATATACCAGTATTCCATTCCCATGGTTTTAACTCAGTATCAATACCAGACCATATCTTATCTAATCTACCACTTTTCATCAATTTGTCTAGTCTTTTCATATTGTGTCATTTGTGTGACAATTGTGTGTCACATCTGTAACATTTATTTATAAGTTTATTATTTTATAAAATAATGGTTGACATTTCTTGTTCAACCCATTATAATACTTGTATTGAGAATGAGAAAGAGAGGTAAGATTCAGAATAAAGTAACGGCGTAAAGTCAAAGGTCGATAGACGTTAACCCCCGGTGAGGTAGATATTGAAAGTTCGCAACTTTCCCTTGACCGGGGTTTTTTTATATAAAAAAAGGGAGAACCGAAGTTCTCCCCTTTTTGGTCTTTGACCTTACAGATTACGTTAAGATGTTAGTCACCTTGAATATTCTGTAGTAGAAGTTAGTTTTAACACTAGCAAGACCGTTAGCAGGTGTAGAACCTACAAATGGGTTTGACGCCATTCCGTATCTTGTTTTAAAACCAATTCTAGGTTGGAAAGTATCTTCCCCAACTGCTTTAACCATTTGCAATGGTACGTATGGGCAGTAGAAAACACCAGCATCATAAGGGTTAGTACCTTTATAACCTACTGTACAGTAGTCAGTGTTTGCGTATGGGTCGATGTATACTTTGATTCTTCCGTTAAGAAGACCAGCAAAAGTATTACCAGTATCGTCAACGTTTAAGTTGTTAGATATACCTGGAGAGTAATCTAAAGTTCCAGCGGCCGCTAATGCAGTTGCAACGTCAGAAGAACAGATTAGGATATTACCTTTTCCTCTTCTTGAGTCTTTCGCTATCTGATTACATTCTCTGTCGATTTGAACACCTAAACCTTTGAACTTCTCAGCACTCCAACGTCCATCAGCATCAGAAGACATATTGAACACACCGTTAACAGTAACGTTTGCTTGTTGGGCACCGTCTTTTGCTTGTGAGTTAATAGTTCTGATAACTTCTCTATTGATTTCTGCTAAGATTTCAGTAGATAAGATGTTAGCAAGTTCTGTTTCAGCATCTAGACCGTGAATTGCTTTAAGGTCTTGAGCAAGTTCTAAAGTGTATTCTGCTTTTAGCGCCCTTGAAACAGCAGTTACAGTTGATTTCTCAATTGTGAAACCCATTTCATTGAAGGTACTACCAGTAGATGCACCAAGTTCTTCGGCGTCAACAGTAGGCATACCAGTAGCGGCGAGAGATGTTAATCTGTCACCATCTGAGTCGATACCATTGTAACCTGAAACGTTGTCAGAATCATGAGTTCCAGATGAATCACCTGAGAATCTAGTTTCTGCTTCGTTGAACAATGCTTCTCTGTTAGAAGTTGAACCACCTTGATATCTTGCCTTCATAGCAAAGATTAAACCAGTTGGTCCATTCATTGGTTGAACACCACATACATCGTATGCGATTAAGTTAGGCATAGCACGTCTAACTAATGAGATTAAGACTGGGTCAAAATTGGACACACTTGAAGTATTGTTAGCAGGTGCGGCCTCAAATAACATAGTCTCGTTTTGCTCTGCAATTGCTTTCTCTTGGTTTTCCAAAAGTGCGGCAGTCACGGAACGTCTGTGATTGTCTTTAATGGCACCAGCAGATTCTTCATCTAAGACTGGTTTCCATTTTTCAATCAATTGGTCGTAAGATTGTACTTCCATTGTTATTTCCTATATTGAACCTAAATTAACTTTTAGGTTGAGTTTTTCTTAAAGCAGTAACGTACTTATCCATTGAAGAACTAGTTTCGATTAACTCGTCACTTTCTCCTTCGGTTTCTTCGGATATAATTTCGTCACTACCACTTTGTTCGTTAGAGAAGTGTGCTTCTTTAACAGTTTTAACTTTTTCTGCAAATTTCTCTGCATCTTCAAAGTCAAGGTCGTTTACTAAAGTTTTTAACTTCTCAACTTGTGTGTCAGCAAGGTCAGAAGAAGATTCTCTGATAATTTCCTCTTTCTTCATTTCTTCTAACTCACCACTTTGGTCGATAACTTTCTGAGTAGTTTCGTTAAGTTTAGTTTCTAACTCTTCTACTTGTTCAGCAAGTTCGTCAACTAGGTCAACTTTGGACTCAGGAACTTCGATGTAAGACTCAGTAAATAAGTCTTTCAACTTAGACATGAACCCTTCGGCGATTTCAGTTCTAAGACCGTTTTCGACTTGAAGTTCATTTTCTTTCATCCAATTTTCAACTACATAGTTAAGGTATGAATCGACTTTCTCAACCATTTCAGATTTAGTTGAAGATAATTCTTCTTCTAACTCTTCTTTGTATTGAGATTCTAATCTATCAATTTCTTCTGATAGTTTAGATTTTACTGCCGCTTCAAATATTACTGCAGTTTTTTCCTTGAACTCATCACTTAGAGTTGCTTCGGATTCGACTAATGCATTAAGTTCGCCCATAGTGTCAACTTCTGGTGACTCTTCTGCTACATACGACTCTTTTTTCATTTCAGGTTCATCACCATTCATGATTTTCATCGCTTGTAAATATGCTTTTAGAACATCGTCTTTATTATGGTCTTTACCATAATTCATAGTAGCATTTACCATTGCATTAATCATACCTGCTTTTGTTTTCGGTGCAGGTGCCTGTTTAGGTTTTACCGCATCAGACGCTTTATCCACAGATGCAATAGACTCAGGTTCACTTACTGGACTGGCGTCCTTAGCACTACCTTTTGCCTTTACACTTGAAGATGCTTCCGCTTCTTCGAGAGTTTCTTCCACGATTTCGTTAACTACTTCATCAGTAGAAGTCTCGACTTCATCATTTCTGATTTCTTCTGTCATAATTGACTCCTTATGAACATATTAAAATGTTCTAGATTTAATTAACGAGAGGAAATTTTTAAATTCTCTTACAGAAGTCTCATAAGCGACTTTTCTGGGAGCATTTTTAATTTCTGTCTCCATTTCTTCAATTTCTTGAGGTTTTAAAACACCGTTATTCCAAACCCACTCAACACCTTCCATTATACCATTAACAAATGCTTCTGGTGCCGATGGGTCTTGCACGATATCAACTGTGCTAAGAATAAAGTCATCTCTGACTTGCATAGCGCCGTTTCTATTCTCAAGACTACCCATACCACGAGTTGACACTCCTAGTTGAACACCGCCATCAAGAAGACCTTTTACAATCTTACCATTTGGCGTATCAAGTATTTGCGCCTTTCCTACTACATCATTGTCCTGAAATTTCAGTTCTTTGATTAAGTGTGAAACCTTATCTAAATTAACAGTTGGTCCTTCGGGGTGATTTAATTCACCGACCGCTCTGTTAGTTTGTATTTGTTCTTTATCATATTTCGCAACTGCTCTTTGCATGATGTCTCTAGGATATACTCGACCATTTCTATTCTTCTTGTCGGTTTGTGCAAATATCCCTTGAATCTTATACTGTTTTTCTCCAGCATCATTCTTTTCAACAATACATTCTAAACTACTTTCTGTATATTCTGTAATTAATTTCATGTAAGTTCCTTAATAGTTGCTTTTATTGCCTTTTCGGCATCTCTTTGATTCTTATACGAATCTAACTTATCGCCATCTACATATGCGACAAATGGCAGACTACCAGTATCTTTGGTAATCACCACGTCTATACGATTCATTTTTTTCTTAAAGACAACTTTACCTTTTGGTTTAGTCGACTCTCTAAGTGAAAAAAATGTTTTCATAATAAGTTTCCTCTTTTGTCTTATTATTTATACAAACGAGGTTTTTTAAAACTTATTGTTCTATACTATCAGTCGTTTCGTCTTGAATTTCTTCGCCAGGCGTCTCTACCTCGCTTACATCGTCACTCTCAGCACTAAGTTCATCTTCTGTAGGAGTATATGTAGGTTCTGCTATATCGTCTATATCGTTATAAACACTATTAGCAAGTTCTACTTTTTTATTATCCATAGCATCATTTAGTTTAGTACTTAAAATGTCTTTAAAAGAATTTTCAGCATTGTTTAAGTCACCATCTAATATCTGGTCAATTAAATCTGCTCCTGCATGAACAGATATGACTTCTGCGGCATCGTCTACTGCAGATGGCATATCATCTAAGTCATGATATTCAACTTCTTGAACTTCTTGATTAACTTCTGGTTCAACGCCGTCAACTTCTTGTTCTAATTCAAAGTTTTCTACTTCTTCCATAATTATCACCTATTTTTTTGCGGTTGTTTTCTTTTTAGTCGCAGTTTTCTTTGCAACTGGTTTTTTCTTAGTTGCAGT